TTGAATGGCTGCTCTAAACTCGTCTCGGTTGATCTGACTCCGCTGGCATCGTGGGCGAAGGTAATCTACAATTCATCATTGATAGTTGGTTGCTCCAAGCTGATTTTTATCAGCGTTCTATCCACTACTCCCTTCACCCTCTCCTACGGAGCCTTGACGAACGGTAACTCCTGTCCGATCTACGTGCCGGACGAGGCGGTAGATACCTATAAGATGGCCACGAACTGGTCCGCTTACGCAAGTCGTATCAAACCCATATCAGAAAAAACGGAGTCATGAGAACAGACGAATCGAACAACAAGCATCTGATAGCGGAGGACGGCAAGGTCTTCCGCCGTATCAGTGACGGATGGATAGCCGGACCGGAAATCTATCTGGGCAAGACCTATCACCTAGGCGGCGACAGGCTGGATACCCCCTTGGAAGAACTCCCCGGGCACTATGAGGAGATCGACGATCCGGTAGCCGCCGAGACCGTATTGCTTGACGAGGATACCGACATGGAGGAAGCGGTGAGGCCAATGATAGCCGCCGATGCCTCCCCCGAACCTCCCGACGATCTTCCCCCGGAACCCCCAAGGGTGACACTGGCCGATTATCGTGCCTTGGAGAGGAAAGTGGAGATGATGATGAGATTATTAGGAATGTAATCTATTAACAACGACCAGATCATATTTTCATTAAAATCCCGTATCAAAATCCGTCAACAAAGGATTCGCCTCCTTCAAATCATGTGGCGTATATATATCCGTTATTGATATTGAGGAATGCCTAGCTTGATCACGTACAGACAGAGCATCCACATTTTGGCGAAGCATCATTGTAACTCCGGAATCTTTTAGGGAATAGAACTTATAATCCTTCGGGAACTTTAAATCTCTCATAACATGAGATAACCAATAATCCCTAAACTGTTTCTCGGTTCTTCCACTCTCTCCTGGTTTGAAAGAATCTGAGAAAAGATAATAATTCATCGGATATTGGTAGATTTTCAAATCTATCATCAATTGAATAACCTTTTTATTCAATGTAACCACCGCATCTTTTCGGTTCTTCGATATATCACCACTAACTAAAATCGTTTGATTCTTAAACGATATATCCCTTATTTTCAGCATTGACATCTCTTTAGGGCGAATAAGGCAATAATATTCAATGTAACAGGCTAGCAAGAAATGTTTATTATTCCCCATCAAGTAGTTCCGTAAGCGCTCAAGATCTTTTATAGACAAGACTGTCCTGTTTTTTTGATAATGCCGCTTTCCTAAAATTTGCAAACCTTCGGCCATATTCGTTTTGTGATATCCAGAGCGTACTAGGAATTTACAAAATACACTCAAAACCCTTATGTAGTTATCATGAGTTTTGGCCGTATTGCCGCGATCAATGTATATATGATCCAAAAACTCTTGCAAAAAGCGCTGATCAATTTGGTAAATATACGTAGCCGACTGTTTCAACGACTCATTGTATTTCTTGAGATTCCTAATCTTTGATTGATATTCCACATAAGTAGCTTCTCGGATAATGTCATCATCCAAATATTTTTTCTGTATCCGAAAGAAATGTTCTATGGCATCATCAATAAATACATAAGATAATGCTGCCTCCCGCTCAATCCATGGGTTCCAACCTCTTCGAAGTTGTTCCGAAAGACGATTGATCAAATCTTTTGCATAGCTCCTCCTCTCTCCTATTTTCGAAATATGATTAAGCTTGATTTTTTTTCGGCGCATCTTTCCCTTTGCTGGATCGAAGGCCATAAATCCGATATACCATTCCACACCGACATATAATTGAGGCGGAGTATAAGCTACGATGCTCAAAACACTCGAACTTTGTTTCCTTTTAGGCATTTTTTTTTAACGTCAATTTTAAATTAAAATCAACGCTAAGACATTTACACTAAAAATATTACAGACATTTCCTGTCTCAAAATCGTCCCGTTATGTTAAAACGAGGCACTTTGATAACTTATGTCCCATTCCTGTCCCGGGGGTATTAAAACAGTTAAAGGGAAACAGTTGAATACCAACCATTTCCCTTTTTCTAAGTCGGGGTACCAAGATTCGAACTTGGGACCCCCTGCTCCCAAAGCAGGTGCGCTAACCGGACTGCGCTACACCCCGT